CAGAAACTGAAGTGGAAGAGAAACTAGATGAACTAGTAAACAGAATGAGAGAACTACAAGACGTCTCTGATGGAAACGTAATCACCTTTAGAAAACCTGTGATTCACTAGTATACTCACCCACCTCAAAAACCTCTATATTATTATATACTATTTTTCCGATTCGTCAAGCATTATTTTACTGTTGACAAAAAAAATATTTTATGGTACACTTAAGCATTGAAGGGACTAGATTATGGCAAGGACCAAAAGAAAAAGCATTCACTATGTAAACAATAAGGAGTTCTCACAGGCTGTGGTGGACTACTGTACAACTGTGCGTGAAGCTAAAGATAATAAAGCTGAGTTACCTGTTGTACCTGATTACATCGCTGCATGTTTTCTAAAGATTGCTGAAGGTCTATCCCACAAATCAAACTTTATCAGATACACCTACCGTGAAGAAATGGTGATGGATGCTGTTGAGAACTGTCTGAAAGCTATAGAGAACTATAACATTGAAGCAGCTACTCGTAGTGGTAATCCAAACGCATTTGCATATTTTACACAGATTAGTTGGTATGCATTCCTCAGACGGATTGCAAAAGAAAAGAAACAACAGGATGTAAAGATTAAGTATCTTGCATCTTCAGGTATTGAAGAATATATTATCTCTGATGGTGAGGATATGTCAAACACCGTTGTACAAGCATTTGTAGATCAACTTAAAGATCGTATCGATAAAGTTAAAGAGAAAGACGATGAGTTCAAAGTCTTTGCTGAAGAAGAAAAGAAAAAGCAAAAACGACTCAAGAAGTCTACTGTAACTATTGATTCCGATTTAAGTGATTTTTTATGAAGATAGCGATACTAAATGATACTCACTGTGGCATACGTAATAGCAGCGATATATTTATTGCCAATGCTGATACGTTCTATACTAATACCTTTTTTCCGTATCTTGTGGAGAATAATATTAAGCATATTGTTCATCTGGGCGATTATTACGATAATAGAAAATACATCAACTTTAGAGCACTTAACGAAAATCGTAAACACTTCCTCAAGCCACTTAGAGAGCATGGTATTACAATGGATATCATACGAGGGAACCACGATACCTTCTACAAGAATACAGGAGAACTAAACTCGCTAAAAGAGTTGTTGGGTCACTACATGAATGAGATTACCATTATTCATGAACCAACTGTTATGGAGTATGGATCTCTTAAGATGGGTTTAGTGCCTTGGATTGATGATGAAAACGAAAAAAGATCCATGGAGTTCTTAGCCAATGCCAAGTGTGATTGGATTGGTGGTCACTTTGAAATCACAGGCTACGACATGATGCGTGGTATTAAGTGTGAACATGGATTAGACAAGGATGTGTTTAGTAGATTTGAGAAGGTCTTATCGGGACACTTCCACACTAAGTCTGACAGGTATAATATCGAATACCTTGGATCACAAATGGAGTTCTTTTGGAATGATGCACATGACAACAAATACTTCCACGTATTGGACACAGAAACTAGAGAGCTTGAAGCAATCAGAAATCCTCATACCCTGTTTCATCGTATTTATTATGATGACAGTAAACATGATTATATGGATTATGACATTGATGTGGTGGACGGTAAGTTTATAAAGATCGTTGTGATTAACAAATCCGACTTGTTTACCTTTGATCGTTTCGTAGATCGTATTCAGAACCGTAATATCCTTGAGTTAAAGATAGCTGAGAACTTCGAAGAGTTCATTGGAAAAAATGTCGATGATGGCAACATTTCTGTTGAAGATACCTCAGATTTGTTGTATACTTACATTGATGCTGTAGACACTGATTTGGATAAAGACCGAATCAAGAAACAAATGTCTGAGCTTATGATAGAGGCGCAAACACTAGAGATTGTCTAATGATGCTGAACTAATAGGTATTAAATATTGATTACATTCAAATCTTTGAAATGGAAAAACTTTCTCAGTACAGGTAATAACTTTTCTGAGATGGACTTTACTGCCCATAAATCTACCCTAGTGGTTGGACATAATGGTGCGGGTAAATCTACAATGCTTGATGCGCTATCCTTTGCTCTGTTTGGCAAAGCGCATAGAAACATTTCTAAGCCACAACTTGTAAACTCTATCAACAACAAAGACTGTCGAGTTGAAGTTGAGTTCAATGTTCTAGGTCAAGACTTCAAAGTTATTCGTGGCATCAAGCCAAATGTATTTGAGATATGGAAAGCTGGTGTGATGATAAATCAGGCATCACACTCTAAAGAGTACCAAAAGATCCTTGAGCAAAACATCTTGAAGCTAAATCACAAAAGCTTTCATCAGATTGTAGTACTTGGTTCTTCTTCCTTCATTCCCTTTATGCAACTGTCTGCACAAAACCGCAGAGATGTTATTGAGGATCTTTTGGACATTAATGTTTTCTCTAAGATGAATAGTATCTTAAAAGAAAAAACTGCTGAGTTGAAGGATCAAATAAAAGATGTCACACATGAGATTGAAGTCAACAAGACCAAAACAGATGCGCAGAGGAAGTACATCCGTGATGTCAAAGCAATCAACGAAGAGCAACGTGAAGAGAAACTCAAACTCATATCAGATATACAAGATGAGATCAAGGCTCTCCAAGCAACGAACAACGCTCTTACCACCAAACTTGAAGCAAAGTTACCAAAAGCATCTAGTGATTCTGAACAAGCAAACCAAAAAATCACAGAGCTTGAAAAGTTCAAAGCGAAGTTTAACGCCGATATTCGGAAGCTTGTTAAGGACGTACAGTTCTTCGAATCCAATGATACCTGTCCAACATGTTCTCAGACAATCACTGAAGAGACTAAAGAAACCCATATCTTGGAAGGTAAAGACAAGGCTAAAGAACTACAGAGTGCAATCGATCAAGCTGAACAGGCTATTTTGTCAAGCAATGAACGCTTACGATCAGCCAACGACATACTTGAAGAATGTCGTCAATGGCAAAGTGACGTGGCAGCAAACAACCAATCAATAGCACAATATCAGACTGCGATTGATCGTGCACAACAAGACATTGAAAAGTCTGATCAAAACACAGGGTTAGATGCGGCGAATGATGATCTTGACCAACTCATAGAAATAGGTAACAATCTAGTTGAAGAAAAGTTAACTCTTAATGAACAGTTCAACTATAATCTAGCGATTGGTCAGATGCTAAAAGATACAGGCATCAAAACAAAAATCGTAAAAGAGTATTTACCTGTTATAAATACCCTTGTCAATAAGTATCTACAAACACTTGACTTCTTTGTTTCGTTTCATCTTGACGAAGCTTTCTCAGAGACAATCAGATCACGTCATAGAGACACATTCTCTTATGCCTCATTCTCAGAGGGAGAGAAGCAGCGTATTGACTTAGCACTATTATTCACGTGGCGACAAATAGCCAAGATGAAGAACAGTGTTGCGACAAACCTTTTAATCCTTGATGAGACTTTTGATTCGTCTTTGGATCATGAAGGGGTTGACAATCTTATGAAAATCATATATTCTTTGGATGAAGATACTAACGTGTTCGTTATCTCACACAAAGGCGAAGTTTTAGAAAACAAGTTCGCTAATAAGATTGAAATAGTAAAAGAAAAGAACTTTAGTAAGATCAAATGAACATTATTAGTTTTGAAGATAAAAAAGCCTTACCTACTGAACTCCATTGGAAAGACAGTAAAGCCGCCAACCAACATATGGTGCATCTCATAAACATGATGAAAGATCCTGTATATGTAGAGACAGGGGTTTCTAAAGGTAGATCTATTGCTTTTATTGTACAGAGATGTACAAATATTAAAGAAGCGTGGGGTGTTGATTTTTGGTTACCTAACACTGATCAGTTCGAAAGAAAAGAGACTTTTTACTCTAAAGACGTGCAAGAAAAATCTTTTGCCAGTGCTTGTGATAGAGTTTTGTCAACAGGTTATAAAGATAAGATTAAGTTTATCAAAGAAGATGTTGCGGTGGCAGCGAGTTATTTTAAAGATAATAG